GTCTTCTTTCTACATTTCCAAGATTTTTTCAATATTCATCATATTATTCACCGTTATTACATATTCTATTACAAGTATTTATACTAGGTCTTAAACTTAAAATAAGAGTACTGAAATGTCACTGACGCAGTCAGATATTGTATATCAGTAGTAGTTGCGTCAAATGGTAACGAACTAAGATTAATAGGGAACGCGTCAATAAATTGTATTTCTTGACTTACATTGTTATGACTATTTAATACTTGTAGTGTTACGTCACGTGCTTTGCGTACGGCAAAATCATCCTCAGTGACAAGTCCAAGAATCCAATCGTGGATTTCTTTATAGTTTTGCATCTTCTCATCTACAAGAAAGGTTAGATCAAATGGGTTGTATTCGATCTTATCAGGAGCGATACCAATATTTCTCTTAGGTGTATTAAACACGGCAGGAGAAATGCTCATATCAGGCAATGCAATTGTTTGAACCATATATTGAGCATTAGGATATTTCTGTGAATCAATCACAAGTCTGAAGCCTGATGGATTAATAAAAGACAGGTTCTCTACTAGTGTAGATGTTGCTTGCTCTCTAAAATTAATATTAGCTGTATACGGCATAGTGTACTCCTTATACCATTATTTATAACGAAAAAAGGGCAGCCTTTCGGCTGCCCCCTTAATAACGTTATGATGGAAGGGTTTAGCCTTCGCCCAAGATCTTTGTTACTTTGAAGATACGGTAATACTGGTTAGCACGATCGGCACCAGTGTTATCGCCTGCAGAAGAACCAACGAATGGGTTAGCAACCATGCCGTAGCGAGTCTTAAAGCCGATTTTTGGCTGGAAGGAATTCTCACCAACTGCACGAACCATAGTTAATGGTACGTATGGGCAGTAGAAGATACCTGCGTCGTATGCATTTGTACCTTTGTAACCGATGTTGACATAGTTAACAGCAGCATATGGATCGATGTACACTTTCATGCCACCGTTCAATGTACCTGCAAAAGTGTTACCTGCGTCATCGACGTTAAGGTTACCATTTACAGCAAGAGCTGGAGTGTAATCAAGAACACCAGAAGCAGATAGTGCAGCAGCCACATCTGAAGAACAGATTAGGAAGTTACCCTTACCGCGACGAGTTTCACGTGCAATTACATTAGCTTCACGCTGGATTTGTACCAACAAGCCTTTGTACTTCTCTACAGACCAACGACCGTCAGCATCTGTATCAAGATCAAAAGTTCCGCCAGTTGTTAGGTCAGCTTGTTGTGCGCCCAATTTAGCTTTCATGTTGATCGTACGAATTACTTCGCGGTTGATTTCAGCAAGAATTTCTGCAGACAAGATGTTTGCAAGTTCTGCTTCAGCGTCTAGACCGTGCACAGCTTTAAGATCTTGTGCAAGTTCCATTGTGTACTCAGCTTTCAAAGCACGAGACTTTGCAGTCACAGTAGCTTTTTCGATTGAGAACGCCATTTCAGGGAACGCGTTTCCAGCAGCATCGCCAAGAGCTTCAGCAGTTGCTGTAGCCATACCGGTACCAGGAGCGTATTCCGCAATAGTATCAGAGTCGTTACCAACAGAACCACCAGAAGCAGGATCATCTCCAGCAAAAGGATCGTTGTTGCCAGCGTCTGCAGAACCAAGGTCACCAGAAGCGGCACCAGAGAAAGCTGTATCAGCTTCAGCAAATAATGCTTCAGTACCAGTCTGTGACGTGTAGCGTGACTTCATCGCGAAGATTAAGCCAGTTGGACCAGTCATTGGCTGTACACCAGCAATGTCATAGGCCATTAGGTTTGGCATAGAACGACGTACTAATGAGATCAAGATTGGATCCCAGTTGTCGATATTACTACCAGTTTGGTTAGCAGGTGCAGCCTCTGTCAAGCTAAAGGACTGATGTCCACGCTCTTCAGCAAGGGCTTTCTCTGTGTTTTCAAGCATGACAGCAGTAACTGCAGCACGATGCTTGTCTTTAAATGCAGGAGCGTCTGTGGATTCCATTACTGGCGCCCACTTCTCCATTAGATTTTTATCAGCGTTAAACATTTTTTGTTTACTCCGTTAGATTAGGTATTAATTTTAAGGGCAGCCAAGTAACTAGCCATACGTGGATTCACTGAGATTTCGTCATCAGAGTGATCATGTATTTCTGCTTCTTCGCTTACGGTTTTTACTTCTTTGAAATATGTTTCTTTGATAGTATCAACTTTTGCAGTAAATGCATCAGCAGATTCATAAGCAACATCTTCAACAAGTGTTTTTAGCTTTTCAGCTTGTGCTTCGCTTAAACCAGTTGCAGATTCACGGACGATTGCTGCGCGGGTAAGCTCATTAACTTCCCCTGCCAACTCGATGTTTTTCTGCTCGGAAACGTTAACAGCTTCTTCTAAGTTGTCAACCTTGCTGGCAAGATCATCGACTAAGTCGACTTTGCCCTCAGGGACTTCAACATAATGCTCGGTGAATACACCATGCAAAGCTGTCATAAAGCTTTCAGCAACTTCGGTACGTAGACCGTTTTCTACTGCAAGTTTATTTTCTTCCATCCAGTTTTCGACGACGTAGTTGAGGTAGCCATCAACTTTTTCGACCAATTCAGACTGAATACGTGTTGTTTCTTCAGCTAGTTCTTCTGAATACTGGGTTTCAAGCGATTCAATGCTTTCAGCCAGTTTTGATTTTAAAGCAGCTTCAAAAATGATTTCCGCCTTATCCTTAAAACCTTCAGACAATGTTGCTTCGGATTCAACCAATGCTTTCAGATCTTCATCAAAGGATCCTTCGGCTACAACATCTGTAGCTTCCGCATCTACACTTTCAGCATGCATTTTCATATATGATGCTTTTAAGTCTTCTTTGTTCATCTTAGACATTTTGTTGTACATGGCATTAACCATACCTGCTTTTGTCTTTGGTGCAGTTGCTTGTGCCGGTGCTGATTTTTTAATTACAGCAGCGTCATCTTCAGCAGCTTTTGCGCCATCGACTTCAGGTGCAGCCTTTGCCTCGTCCAGGTGATCCCCATCAGAAACTTCAACGTTCTCAAGGGTCTCATCTTGGAGTTGTTCAACAACGTCTTCGATTTCGACATTCTGTTCGATATCAGACATTTAATACTCCTATTGAGTTAAAGTTTTGAGAGGAAATCTTTAAAGACTTTTATCTGGACATTAGACATGTCTGCAGATTTGGCCTCTTTGATCTCAGTCTCGAACTGTTCAATTTCCTGTGCTTTTAGGATACCATTATCCCAAATCCAATCTACTCCCTCCATGATGCCATTTACAAAGGCCTCAGGAGCAGAAGGATCCTGTACGATATCAACAGTAGCTAATATAAAATCATTACCTACTATGTTAACACCATTACGTTGCACAAGACTACCCATACCACGACTTGAAACACCAAGCTGAACACCGCCTTCCATCAAACCTTTTACAATCTGACCCATAGGAGTATTCAATATTAGTGCTTTACCCATCACATTGTTACCGTCCCATTTTAGTTCGGTAATACGATGGGATACTTTATCCAAATTAACGGTTGGACCTTCAGGGTGATTCAATTCGCCCACGGCCCTTCCTTTGGAAACTTGTTCTACAGTATATTTATTTACTGCATTTTCTAAGACTTTCTTTGGGTAGATCCTGCCATTGCGGTTCTTAC